GTTGCTGCATCTGAAACTGCTGGATCTGCATCATCTTTTCTTCTTCAGTCATTAATTCAACCGAAGTCATGCCTTTCAGAGTTTCAATCGAGAACTTCTCTGCAATTAGCTCACAGGTCATTCTCAACGTATCCCGAGCGTATCTCTGCACTTCCTTTTGCTTTGATGACAATCGCTGAGAGCCAAAGTTGGCTTTCATCTGTTGAGCGCCCAAAGTCTCGTTAGGGTTAGATTGGCCCCCGTAGGGATGGTCTGAAATGCCGGTAATCTCGTAAATTTGTTGGATTAACTGCTGGCGCGATTGCCAAAGCTGTTGAAGCACATTCACCAAGTCGTTATTGGGGAACATCCATATCGCTTTATCTAATCCGCCGTTATCAATCAGTCTTGAGAGGTTTTCAGCAGGTATCATCTGATTATCGCCACCATCAAAGAGCTTTCCTAGCTCAGACATAGTGGAGTCATAAATACCTCGTACCCGCATAGCCCTGATAATACGGCCCATACGAACAGTAATATCCTCTAGTTGATCGGCAAGAACGTCATATTGAAGAAACTCTGCCACCGGCACCATTGAGGTTGTCGAACTAAACGCATAAAGCGGCTTTGGTAGCGGCCAAAAGTCTTTAAATCCCCAAGGATCGTCAACGACCTTAACCAATGAGTCTCTATAATCTTCCGCATACCAGAGAACTTGACGAGTCTCTTTGTCCAGAATCTCCCAAAATACCGATTCAGGCTCAACACGCGCATTCTCATCATCGTCCTGATTCTCGCCCTTTTGAGTCTCTGAGTAATTTACCTTGTCGGCAAAGTCTGGAAATTGCTTCTTAACCGCCTCTTTGTCGAATTTGTGCTTAATAGCCAGCCAAGGCAGGTCTTCCCATCGTTCAGCAGGGCCAAACAGCAGGCAATCCCAATCAATACTGGAGTAATAGACTTCTTCAGAAGTTACCTCCCCGTCAACCATTTCACCTTCTTCGTCTTCTACTTGCTCAAACTCGGCCTGATAGTGAACTCGTAGCGAGCCTCGCCCTGGCAACTGCATATCCTTAACAGATGACAGCATATAGTTGTCAAAATTGGCCATTTCAAAGGTATAAGTGGACGCTCGTTCTAAAATCTCTGCGGCCGTGAGTGATGCAGCTTCTTGACTGCCATTCCTGCGACGAATATCGGGTCTAGGGCTTTGTGCGTATAGAGCAGGGCAGATGGTTTCAGTATTAGCCCATAGAATATTGAACTGTTGAGAAGCCCCACCTTGAGAATTTACTGCCTCTATCGGCAACTTTCGCCTCATTTCTGTACCGCTTATTGTATCGTTTTACCTTCTTTCAGGTAATCTTCATCGCGTTTTTTTCGATAAGTCGATCTCTTTGGCCCATTTCTTAGCCTGTTGCGGCCCGTCTAGGGGCTTGTCTTCATTCTCATCCATTTGCAGTTTCCACCCACTCTTGTTCGACGTATTCTTCAAGAACTTCGTCAATAACAATAGATTCTACCTTAAACCACCCATGAAGCTCGTTCATAGGGTTGCCCATTGAGTCATTCTCAAAATTCAGACGGATATAATCGCCTGTTGGAGAGTAAAACTGTGGGTCAGAAGGTAACACTACCTGATATAAAGGTAATCTGGTCAATGTCGCAGCCGCTCGATCCTCATCTTCTTTAAGGTGAACAATTGCTCTAATCGGATGCGTGATAGTCTCAATAATGTCCATAATTCTCCTGGGTATCGTCTAAAGTAATACTCATATCTGTTCCATCTGATCAAACATAATCAGCAGTTCACCAGTGGCAGAGTCGTCAGGATCGACCACAAGGCTAGTTTCAAACCTCAGTTGGTCAAAATCACTGGCAGCAGCAGCAGCAGTAGACGCAGGGATTCTAATAACGGGCGTTGTATCATCTTTAATCAGGCATTCATGGGCAGACATAGTGGTATTCACGTAGAACCCTTTAACTATGCAAGGCACATCACTCACCGTTGTTGAGTTGGTCGATAAATCTACAACCGCGTACTTCCACTCCCTACTCATTGCCTAGCCTCCGCTTCTTGTTTGACTCGACCAAGTTGTTAAATGATCGGTCTAAGTTGGTTTTCATGGGTGCTTTTTCAGCAGGAAGACGATCCTGACTCCAAACTACCCCTAAGTATCGCCAAGCATCAGCACCGTGACTCGACCAGTCATGCTCTGCTGTCTGCTTAAATATCTTCTTTGAATCATCCCACTCACGATGATAAGACCTGAGAGCTTCTAAGCCATCGTGCGTCTTGTCTTCATCAAACTGAGCGTAGTTTAGTGCCATACGCCCTGCATTAATACCGTCCTGAATTGAGATGTTCGAGACAATGTGGACTTTACCCCATCCAAAGCCCGCCGCAAACTGTTCTTCACCCGTCTTCAGGGTATCAAACTTCTTAGCCCGGGCATCATGTGGCATCCAGATAGAGGCTATATTCCAAAGTGAGTGTTCGGCAAAATCGTTCGTATCACCCCATGAAACCTTACAGTGACCGTCGATAATGTCTACGTTACACCCACGGCCAGCCACGACCCCCATATAAAAAGAAGGGTCGCGACCAGAAGCAGCGAAATACTCCAAAAATATATAGTTGTCCCCCATACGCTTGGAAGAACCACATCGCAGTATCGTCACGACGACCAATATCCATGACAACATGAACAGGGTAATCGGGATTCCATTTTGTATCACGGACACGCTCCTGTTTATCAATCTTGTTGAATTCTAAGGCGTAGAAAGCACCTAAAATAGCCGAATCGAATGAACATTCATACTCCTGCTCATAAAGGGCTAGTCCGTAGTCCTCACCATAGGTCGAGATGTATTCTTCAAGTTCTTCAATAAGCTGTGACGGGCTGAGCACTCCGGTGTCGTGGATCGTGAGGATTTCCGAGTAGGCGGCTTTGCGCTTTTGTGATGCTTTGAAAGTTTGGTAGGCATGATTCTTACCCCGAGGTGTGCCAACAAAGATTTGCCAGCCATTGTTTTCAGCAATAATCGGTCGCAAATAACCGCGAGCAGCAGGGTTAGCCAATGCCCACTCAGAATAGACAATTCCCTTGGGTGTCGATCCTACAGCGCCTTCATAGTTATCAGAACCAAGACATTGCCATGTAGAAGAGTTCTTCTTACACGACACGACCATATCGGTTTCACGGTAGTTGAATAACTCAGGCGGGAAGGCTTCTTTAATCCGTCGAATACCCGTATGAGGATTAACCGCTTCCCAAATGGCTTTACGCACCTGGTTAGACTTAGGCAGCATATGCCAATAGTTAGCAGGGGTTGTGAGCATTTCACAGCCAGCATGACGAAGGGCTATATCATCCTTACCTGCACGACGATGCCAGATAAGTTCAGCATGACGACCACCATTGCCTAGATAGTCCCAAACACCTTGCTGATAATCACGCGGCTTCCAGTTGACAGGATAATCTAGTCTCAACAGCACACTCCAAAAGAGGAATGATCACGTTTATTTCACCCAAGATCAAGTAAGGCTTTGAATCCTTAAAAATCACTTCTGCTTTGTGTAATTTACCCGCATACATAACCTTCATATCATCCCCCGTAGTTAGTGGACACTTACATCATATCTATAACTAAAAGTTATGCAAAGTATTCCTTCAAGGAATTGCCTGAATAGTTGGATCCAGTTACAATAAATGTCATGCACTACACACGAATATCAGGCAAACAATCAGGCGGGATCGCTAGACTTCAAAGAGTAGCGGGTAAGTTTGAAAAACCTTCGGACAATTCCTTTGCCTTCAGCTTAATCGGCCAGTACAGCAAGAAGGGCAACCTTAGCCCTGCTCAGTGGAAGTGTGTAAAAGACTTGCTTGACCGTCAAAAGAAGTCCCAAACAGAGACAGAGCGAGTTCAGTCCCAAACGAATGAAGAATGGCTCTCCGAATACTCATCATAGTGTTGTAACCCCTCCCACATCGTCATAAACTACCCAAGTTGCTCGCTAGAGTGGTGTGAATAAGTAAACACACTGTCGAAGGTTGACCCTCCTTGCCATAGCGGATACAGCCAGGGAATATGGTGTGTATCAGAGACTAGTTATTCGGATAAGCAACAAGGTCTGAAAAGATTAACCGTCATAAGGAATAACGATGCTTTCATGCAATATGAAGGTAAAAGGGTTACTTCGGACATAGAAAAGCACTCAAACTGAAACGCTTTTTTTTAGGATCTGGTTTGAGAATGGGTTTACGAGGAATTGGTTTCAAAAACGATTTACGAGGAATTGGTTCCCTACCCCACAACACCACCCCCCTTCCTCCTTCACCCACCCCCCCAGTACTTACTAACCTACTGTTTATTCCATTCAGTTATAGCTTATAACCAAATCACTGGTTCAGGCTGGTTGATATTCCATCGAGTTATACAAGGTTATCCACTGAGATATACATGGTGATATATTCCAAATCGTCGAGTAATAGAGGCAAATTCAGCAGTTATTACACCCATATAACCTAAACCACTGATAACAGGACTTTAACATAATCACACGGTCTAAGGAGAGCGCCATATATGGGCTTCTTAGCTTGCCTTATGGGATAAGGGTGCTAATATAGATACACATTCACTGTTTAAAGGAATATAAAATGAAAGTATCAAAATCAGACCTAGAAAACCGCGTTACTTTGCTCAACCAAATCACTGGGATGCCGGTAGTCCCCTATTCAATGGTAGACGGCCGTTATCAACCGAATGCAGGATGCTACCTACTCGACTGGGCCTATGGAGGCGTGAAGTTGTCTAGAATGTCGCGGGATGTTGGCTGTACTGCACAAGGTGATCCAATATCTATGGAATATGGCACAAAAAAGAGTGCTACCACGCTGTAAAACACTTTATTTCAGGCATTGAAACAGGAAAGGAGTTGAACAAATGACCTACCTATATCACGGCAAACGATACACGCGAGACCAACTAATTAACTGTTTAAGGGGTAATAAATGATTATTTTAAATGGCAATAAGTTTGCAGAATCTGATAGCGAGTTCGTCGATAGTCTCTTTGAGAGTGGAGGTACGTGCTCAGGGTATGCCAAGCGTAATAAAAAATCAGTAACCATAATGAATATGAGAAAAGAGAAAGTAGGGTTGATTAATGCTCATGGTGTCCTGGGCAGTGCCACGAAACAGCCGGACGGTAAATGGTGGTACTCATACGCGGATATTCCTGAAGTCGGGAAGTATGCCTCTTACATGCAGCAAGTCGAAGAATGTAAAGCGGCATTATCTCAAACGAATATAGGTGCCGCGTAATGTATAAATCTAGCGCGACAATCAACAAGCAAGAAACAGAAAAAGTAATTCTTCGACTAAAACAAGACCTTGAATTGTTAGAAGATCCTAATTCTTGGTTTGGCTTGCAGCACCAAGCTTTG